TTCGTGCCAGTCACCGGATAATCGGCAAGCGATACCGGCTTGACTGTTTCCGGCGTGCTGATCGGCGACAGCGGATTGAACGGCACCATGCCGTTGATGGCGGCGGTCACGTTCTGGTCGCTCTGGTTCGGGAGCGGTACCGCCGCGCCAGCCTTTATCGCTGCAATCTTGGCAAGCACCTGGTCCAGCTGCCCCTGCACGGTGGACGTATCGATGCCCATTTCCGTGTTGAACTTTATCGCATCCTGGAGGGCCGTGACCGTCTTCTGCAGCTCGGCGATCTTGGCCTCGGCCGGATCAGTATTCACGCCGTTGAGGGCATTGTTGATGGCCGGCGCGACATTGCTGAGGCCAGTCGCATCGCCAATGCTCTTGCCGAGGCCATTCGCATAGTCATTGACCGAATTGAGGAACGCCGCGAACTGGTCCAGATAGGGCGCGGCGGCATTGATCTCGGCGCCGATCTCCCGAACGCCAGCGGCCACCTCGTCGAGGAACTCACTCATCGTCACGGCAGCGTGCGCGCTCTCATTGAAGTTTTTCGCGACGTCGGTGAGTACGTTGTACAGTCGGACGAAGCCGCCGGAGATTGTCGTTTCCGCCGTGGCGACCTTGGCCTGCAGCGACACGGCGCCGGCCTCGAAACCGTCGAAGAAGGCCTTCGACGAGACCTTGCCGGAAATCACCAACTGCTTGAGTTCGGCGACGCTGCCGTTGGCTTCCTTGATGCCGCGCGCCGCCGCCTGGACGATCGTCGGCACGCCTTCGAGCACGCTGTTGAATTCCTCGGCATGGACGGTGCCGGACCCCAGCAACTGCCCGAGCTGCAACAGCGCGCCCTGCGCCTCGCCGGCACTGGTGCCGGCTACGCGTAGCGACACGGCCACGTTGTCTGTGAACTTCAACAGGTCGGCGGAGGAAACGCCGAGTTCCTTCTGCTGCTGGGCTGCCCGGCCATAAAGGGTGACGAGCGCTTCCAGCGGCGCGGCATTGCGCTGCGCACTTTCGAACAGGGCATCGTAGACCTTTGTCAGGTCTTTTCCTTCGAGGCCGGCGACCTTCAGCGCGTTCTGAATCCGGATGGCGCTGTCGATGAGCTGTTGCGCGCCCTGCAGCGAGACACCCGCGGCAAAGCCGGCAAACAGCTTGCCCGTGCTGCCGCCAAGATTGGACAGCCGCGCCTCAAGCTGCTTGCCGCGCTGCTCGATCCGCGTAAAAGTCGTGTTCGTATTCCCGAGCGCCTTGTTGAGCGCCCGGTCATACTTGCTGAAGTTCGCTTCGAGCGTCGCAATGAGACGCTCAATTTCGATGGCCATGGTGGGGGACTCGCATGGGAATTCAAAAGGCCAGGCATTATTGCCCGCAGGAAAAGAAGGCGGTCATTGCCGAACGGCAGACGCCGAACCACATCCTGCATCTGCTGTTGTCGGTCTTTACCGCGGGCCTGTGGCTGCCGGTCTGGCTGCTCCTCGGCCTTTTCGGCAATGGTCCGTGGCTGTGCCCATCCTGCGCGGCCCGGACGCGCGGATGGGTCACGAAGGAGGAAAAACGCCTCTTGAGGCAGCAATAGCCGCCTCGAACTCTTCAACGGATGGCGGCTCCGGATTTTTAGCGTGCGCCCTGTTCCATTGCGTGATGATCGCTGCCCACTCGCCGAGTGACAGGTTCATGACGCAGGAGATGACACCGATGTTGATTGCGGCTCCGCGGATGGCGGCGAAGTCGAGCCTTCTGTCTTCGCCGCTTGACTTTCCCCCTTTGGAGGATCCTCCGTCCGCACTCGCGACAACGCCGCAAGCACGACCGCATAGGCCGCGTCACGGTTCTCGTCGAGAGGTCGCTCGTCGACATAGCGGCGAACAAGCAGCATCGCCTCTACAGGCTTCATGCCGCCGCCAATGAGACCGATACGCAGCACTTCTACGATATCGGCGGTGCGGACATCCCTGACTTGCGGCGACAGTCGGCGATGAAGGGCGAAAATCGAGGCGTCGCGCTTTTCTTCAAGCTCTTCGAGCTGTTCGAGGCCTAGGCGGAAGGTGTAGAACCCATCCGCCCAGGGCATGTCTATGGCGGCATGACGGCTCATCAGGCGGCCGGCACCCAGTTGACCACGCCGTCGGAAACTAGCGTGACATTGGCGGTGGACTGGGCCTTATTGCCATCCGAGGTGACCTCGAAGTTCGTTAGCTTGAACGAACCTTCCCAATAACCGCCGCCGGCCGGTGCGCCGACATTGAGGTTGAAGCGGACATTCTTGCCGATGTCGCCCTTGAACCAGTCCCACCAGTCCGAGACGGAAGCAGTATAAAGCATGCCGGCGCCGGTGATCTGCGCCGACAGCCCATCCTTGGTGACCGACTTCCACGCCGGATCCTCAGGATTGGAACAGTCCGGCATGACGAACTCATTCGTGTCGGTCTGAAACTGGATACCGCGCTGGGTGTTGATCAGGCAGTCATGATCGAACTGTTCCGGGTCCGCGCCGTCGCCGATCTGGACAAGCAGCTTCGACCCCGTAACGCGAGGCACAGGATTGCTAGGCATTGTGGTCTCTCCTTTGGTTGCCCGTCCGGGCCGGGTTAGGCCGGGTCTATCAACGCCCGGAAGCTGACGACGGCGTGTTCGGTCAGGCCGTCAGGGTCGCGGAACACCCGCGTCGTCTGGTGCTCGATCGAGACGAGCGTGAAGCCAGCGATCGACGTGATGCCGAGAACGGCACTTACGACTTGACCGGCGATCTTCTTGACCTCTCGCTTTGAGCCATTGGCGGGGCGCGACCAGCAATGCACGTCCTCGAACACCTCCCATGCCGCCTGGCACGTGTTCGTGTCGTCGATGATCTGCTCGTCGCCGATCGTGATGCGAGGAAAAGGGTTCTCTTCCGGCACCTGATCGAAGACGTTCTCGCCTGCATCCGTCGCGTTGTTCACGGCGGCAAACAGCGCAAGCTGCACCTGGTCTTCAATCACGACTGCGCCACTTTCCTTGCGGCTTTCGTCGCGGCACGGGCAATGCGGGACTTCGCACGCTTCTTGCCTAGCCGGAAGCCAGGATAGAAAAACGGCTGTGCCGCCGTGTCGGACGTGCCGAACTCGTCAGCCAGCGCATAGTCATAGGTCGCGCTGGCGCCGTTCCGGACTGGCTTGGTCGTTGCTGCGCCGCCGGCGTGAAGCTCGACGGCAAGGTTTTCCGTGCCCTCGACAGGGCGATTGCCGATGGAACTTCTCAATTTGCCGGAGAGCACCGGGGCAAGCCGCCTTTGCAGGTCAGTGATTTCATCCGCCGACTTCTGAATCGCCACCGCGATCTCGGCCTTCGTTGCAGGAGAAAGCATGCGAAGCTTTCGCTTGAAACGGTCAAGCCTCTCGATCTTCATGCCGCAACGCCCTTCTGGCACAGGAAATCGATAAACTGCCGATCGAGACCCGGCGTGATGTCGCGGATGGCGAAGACTTCGCCCGTGCGCTTGTCCCGGATGCGCCAGTCGGTCGTGACGCCCCGCGTCTGCGACGAGGCGCGCACCCGGATAACCTGAGGGTGCTGGCCCTCGAGGCGCGCCGCCTGGACGCTCTCGCCGCCGCGCAGATGCACATAGGCGGCGCGACAGGCGAACTGCTCGGTAAAGGCCGTCGTAGTGCCGCCGGCGCCGTCGGACGCCGAGCCCTTCCGGTCGAAGGCGACGGAATAGAACAGGTCACCGGCTGCTGGCTTCGGCATCGCTGTCCTCGACGAAGTGAGCATCCTTGCGCGACTTGCGGCCGGCGACGGCCTTGCCTGCGCCTATCGCCTTGTCCGCGCACTCACGGGTGACGTTCAGCGCCATGCCGGCCTTGTAGGCGGTCGTGCTCCGGCCGCCGAACGCGGCTGGCGAGAAGTCGAAGTCAGCCGTGAAGCGGACCCACATCAGTTCGAAACGCCGGTGTACTGATAGTCGAGCGTGAGCACAGAGGCGGACTTGGCGAGCCCGACGAGCTGCACATATTCGCCGGTGCCGATGTCGGCGACCGGGCAGATGCCGCCAGGCGTATCCGACAAGTAGTATGCGACGCCGGGCGTCAGGACCGCGCCGATCGTGATGTCGCCGCTCTTCTGATACTTGACCGGCTGATCGAGAGCAGCGCCGTTCAGCGCCGTGCCGATCGCCTTACGCGCCTCTGCCGTGGCGGCGTTCGAATCCGCCTTCATCAGCTTCTTCGAGGTGCTGTTGAGATAGACCTGCTGGCCAGGCGTAATGGCCTCGCCGGCGGACGCGATATCGGTGACGGCATTGGCGCCAGCTACAACGCTGGCGCCGGTGATGGAAAGGTCGGCCATGGGGAGGGGCTCCTCTTGAGGATAGCGGCTAAAGTCCCGGCTTCTTGAAGGGCCATAGCAAGGCCTCGTAGCCGAGCGGCAGGAAACTCGATACCGCGTCGACGGTGACCGCCTCGCGATTCTGGTAGAGGTGAGCGACGTGCAGCAGGATCGCGGCCTTCAGTGCCGCCGGCACATCTTCCGGCGCACTGCCGGCGACATAGGACACTGACACCGCATCCGGACGGCAATAGACCGAAGGCCACGTCGAGCCGGGCGCGATCGCAACATAAGCGCCGACGCTGTCGACGAGCAGGCGATAGGCCGGGCCGGGTAGCGTCTGTTCGGCGTTAGCGGTGTCCCAATATTCAACGATCAGACCTTCGCTCTGCGCGCGTCCCTTGACCAGGCGCAGGCATTTGAAGCTGTCGAAGTCCTGCCGCCACGTCTGGGTGACAAGCGCGATATCGAGCACCTTTTCCATGTGCGCCGTTGCCGCATCGAGGAACGCTTCCAGAAGCACGTCGTCATCGTCGAAATCGATGCGGCAATGCAGCTTCACCTCGTCGAGCGAGACGGGCGTGTCTTCCGGATTCTCGATGCGGACAGGTGCGAGCATGATCAGTCGACCACCACGTGCACGGTGCCCGACTTTGCGTTGCCACCGGAAGCAACGACGATCTTCACGCGATCGTTTCCGAGCCCGATCTTGTCCTGCACGGCGGTACCGCCAGCCGCGTAGAGCGCCGCGGCGCCGGCCTGCGAATGCGTGGGGGCGCGTGGGTAGAAGACGGCGGAAGCATTGACGTCGCTCTTCGCGAGGATGCTCTCGCCCGTCGCTTCGGACGTGATTGTGAAGTCGATGCCGTCGTCGAAGTTGTTCTTCACATACTGGATGCTGTGTATCTTGCCGGACAGCCGCGGCGTGTAGGCCGTGGCGCTGCCGTCGGCAGCAGTGGTGATGGCTACCTTGTAGCGACGCATGGTGTTTTCCTCTCGGTGAGTTGTGGCGGCCCTTGGGAGTGGGGGCGCCGGGTGCCGACGGAGTTACTTCCGCCGTTTCGCGGCCTTGTTCGCGGGCGCTGCGCCCTCAGCCTTGTTCTTCGGTGACGGCGCGGCCTTTTCAGTCTTGGGCGTCTCGATCAATTCGAGCGTCTTTCCCTCGAGGTGGCCGAGCTCTGCCCGGGTGCCTTCGCGGACCTCGCCTTCCTTGTAGTTGCGGTCGCCTTCATGGCCCGCAGGACTTTCCATTGCAGCTTCTCAGTCATGACGACCTCCTTCGGTTGATAGAGCGGGCGGCCACGAGCCGCCCGCCTTGATCAGCCGAACTCAGGCCGCCAAAGCAGTGTCGAAATCGCCGTAGATGAAGGATTCGGG